CGTCAATTATAAATCAGGCGGCAATTAGACAAGACTATATTGACCAATCACAGTCACTTAATCTTATGATATCACCTGATATGCCAACAAAAGATGTAAACAAACTTTTGATAGACGCATGGAAGTTAGGAGTTAAAACACTATACTACCAACATTCAATGAACTCGGCACAGGCATTTGCAAGGAAAAAGTTAAATTTAAATGACCTACAATGTGTAGCTTGTGAAGGATAATAGAAAGACCCACCTAAAAAGGTGGGTTTTTTTATAAAATTAATATTATGAATATTTATCGGTATGGCACTAAATAAAACATATGGTATTAATTTCCCATTTAAGTCGAGTCAACAAGGGGATTATCTTTCACTTACTAAAACGGTTGACGAAGAAGTAAGGGCGGATTTATTACATTTAATATTAACTAGAAAAGGTAGTAGATATTATTTACCTGATTTTGGTACGAGAATTTATGAATTCATATTTGAACCTATGGACGGTAGTACGTTTGAATCAATAAAGGACGATATTCGAGATTCAGTAAAAAAGTACATGCCAAATTTAGAAATAGAAGATATAAGTATTCAACCTTACACAGAAGATGAAAGTACAGATATTAATAAGTTAACATTTGAAGAAGAACCATCTGAATATCAGATGTTCGACATATTTAGAACTGCGGGACAAGGTGTTGAAGAATACACCGCTAAAATAAGGATAGATTATTCCATATCTGATACTACATTTAGTACTAGAGATTTTATAATTATTAATATATAATGGCAAATAGAAAAATATCATATACAGAAAGAGATTTCGAAGGTTTAAGACAGGAGTTAATAAATTATACGCAACAATATTATCCTGAATTAATTAATAACTTTAATGATGCATCAGTATTTTCAGTATTGATGGATTTAAATGCTGCGATAGGAGATAACCTACATTATCATATAGATAGAAGTATCCAAGAAACAGTACTATCATACGCACAACAAAAGTCATCAATATTTAATATCGCAAGAACTTATGGATTAAAAATACCAGGAAACAGACCCTCAATAGGTTTAGTCGATGTATCTATAACAGTTCCTGCATATGGTGACCAAGAAGATACCAGATATTTAGGTGTACTAAGGGCTGGTTCACAATTTATTGGCGCAGGACAAATTTTTGAAAATCCTAACGATATTGATTTTAGTACGCAATATAATTCGGAAGGTTTCCCAAATAGAACAAAAATTCCTAATTTTGATAGTAATAACAAAATTATAAACTATACTATTACTAAAAGAGAGGTCGTTGTTAATGGGGCAACAAAAATATTTAAAAAAGTTATTAACCCACAAGATGTCGTACCCTTTTACGAATTCTTCTTACCTGAAAAAAATGTTTTAAGTATAACTTCAATTATACAAAAAGACGGTACTTCTTTTTCTAGTCCACCCACATATGAAGAATTTATAACAGCACCTAATAAATGGTATGAAGTTGATGCTTTAGCAGAAAGTAAAATTTTTATTGAAGACCCGACAAAATCATCTGATTCACCAGGTATTAAGGTGGGTGATTATTTTGAAACTGAAAATAGATTTATTAGTGAGTTTACACCTGAAGGGTACTGTAGAATACAATTTGGTGGTGGGACAACTTCACCCGATGAACAGTTGGCACAATTTTCAAGAACAGGAGTACCATTAAACATTCAAAATTATCAAAACAATATCGGATTAGGTCTTACAGTAAAACCGAATACAACATTATTTGTAAAATATAAAATAGGTGGTGGAACACAATCTAATTTAGGTGTTAATACTATCACACAAATAGGAAACACATACTTTAGTGTAAACGGACCTTCTGACTCTATAAATCAAAATGTTAAACAAAGTTTAAGGTCAAATAATGTAACAGCAACTATTGGAGGAGCCAATTTCCCAACATTAGAAGAAGTGAGGAATATGGTGACTTACAATTTTTCCGCACAAAAAAGAGCGGTAACTATTAATGACTATAATACTTTAATAAAAACTATGCCAAGTAAATTTGGTTCACCAGCTAAAGCTTCAATAACAGAAGAGGATAATAAAATAAAAATAGAAGTGTTATCATACGACACCAACGGAAAACTAACTGGATTAGTATCAAACACACTAAAACAAAATATTGCAAATTATTTATCAAATTATAGAATGATAAATGATTATATTTCAATATCTAGTGCACAGGTTTTAGATATTGAATTTGAGTTTTCTGTAGTTATGGATTCTTCTGAAAATCAAGGACAAGTTATAACAAACATAGTGGATAGTGTGAATTCATACATGTCTCCAGTAACAAATAATTTAGGTAAAAACGTAAATATATCCGACATAAGAAGAATTGTTCAGGATGTTCCTGGAGTCAATACATTGGCAGACTTAAAAGTATTTGGTAAAGTAGGCGGACAATACTCTTCATCTGAAACATCACAAGAGTATTTAGATAGTGAAACTAAACAAATAAAGTTAGTTGATGATATCATTTTCGCTCAACCAAATCAAATATATCAAATAAGGTTTCCTGAAAAAGATATTAAGGTTAGAGTTAAAAAATTACAGGGAGTAGAATTCTCGTAAACCAAATCACTATACTTTAAGATAAAGTAAATTAAAATTAAGATAAATAACTATTTATCTTAAAAGTAAAAATATGCCCAAATCTTACAGAATAAGAACCGAACCAGGTGTAGATAAACAAATAAGAGTTAATATCGAACAAGATTTTGATTTTCTTGAAATATTATCTTTAAAATTAAGACAGGAAGAGGTATATACTAGATTTTGTGCGGATTATGGCGTAGTTGCGGGTCGAGTCATAGCCAACGGAGGATTTGGAGTCCCGAATGTTAATATATCTATTTTTGTACCATTAAGTGAAATTGATGAAAACAATCCAATAATATCTACATTATATCCATATAAAAGTTTAAGGGATAAAAATGAAGACGGATATCGATATAACTTATTACCTTATGTTCAAGAATATGATGGACACACACCAACAGGTACTTTTCCTGATAGAGAAGATTTGTTAACGAGAAAAGAAGTTTTAGAAGTGTATGAAAAATACTATAAATACACTGTTAAAACTAACGATAGTGGTGACTTTATGATTGTTGGAGTACCTTTAGGCGTACAAAAAATTGTAATGGATTTAGACCTATCTAATATGGGTCAGTTTTCACTGAGACCTGCAGACTTAATAAGAATGGGAATGGGAGTCCCATCACAATTTAATGGACAACAATTTAAATCATCCGAAGACATTGATAGTTTACCTCAAATAGTACATAGTGTACAAGATATTGATATATCTTCTTTTTGGGGAGATGGAGATGTATGTGATGTTGGTATAACTAGAGTTGATTTTGATTTACGTGACCTAGGTATTGAAATACAACCACATAGTATTTTTATGGGCTCAATGTTCTCAACTACAGAACAAGATTTTTTAAGAAAAAATTGTAAATCTAAAAGTGACACAGGTAATCTTTGTGATACTGTTGTTGGGCCTGGTCAAATAATTGCAATAAGACAAACAATAGAAGTTGATGAAAATGGTGACCCAATACTTGAGGAATTCAAAGTTGAAAATAACGGATATGTAATTGATGATAACGGAACTTGGTTAACTGAGTTACCTATGAACGTTGATTATATTATAACCAATGAATTTGGAGAACAAATCATATCACAAGACCCAAGTGTGGGTATACCAACAAAAGGTAGGTATAGATTTAAAATCAAATGGATGGATGAATCTGGTTTAGATGCTGATGTGATGAGGGCTTCGTATCTGGTACCTAATATTAAGGAACACGGATGGTCAGGGTCACAAACTTCTAATAGACCCAATGAGGATGTTATGAATAAATCTTATGCATTTTCTTTAAATTGGGAAGATTATTACGATAAAGAAAGTGCTATAAATTGTCACGATACATTTTATGAATTTTATTATAATAAAGTTTATACTGTAGCTTCACATATAGACAGATTTAAATGGGGCTCAAACAGGGCTAGACATTTAGGTATAAAAGAAATAACAGATAGAAGATGCCAATCAGAAGTTAATAGAATGCCAATTAATGATGGGCAGAAAAATTTTGACTTTTTATTTTTCGTATTTAATTTACTACTAACAATTGCAGGTTTTATTATAAATGCCTTAATACCTGTTATACATATAGCTCTTTGGATTTATGATTTTATTATGAAAGTTGTTATTGCGGTAATAAATTTCATAAACAGAATAATAATAAGAATATGTGGCGCGATATGTGGTTCATGGGTTTTTTCTGGATTAAATTTTTGTGATACACCTTGTGAAGATAGAGGAATAGATGTTCCTGAAGAGCCTGAGGGTAAAGGTATTTCACTACCTTCGATGTCTTTTCCCGATTGTGAGGCCTGCCCATGTGAGTCTGATAATTTAACTACGGATAGTGGTGACCAATATATATCATCTTTAGTAAATCAGTATTATGTGCCAAATACATCGGCACTGATTAATATATCAAGCAGAGACTCATATGTTAATTTTAGCACTTGTGAAACAACAGAAGAATATAATGCCGCTAAGATAACATTTTTAGCGGGTTATGATATCGCGGATGAATTTAATATTGTTGATGAAATAGTGCCTTCATCAGAAATACAAGATGCGTGTGAGCAATGTGATGCGGGAGGCGTAGGTAGTGATGCGTATTGTAATATATGCAACGCTTATGAAACAGGACTAAATGATTCTAACTTTATATATTATAGAGATAAAAAATTTTATAAAAGTCCTGTTTACATTAATTATTTTAATTGGAGTAATATTAGTGAAAATTTTGGTATTGCATCAAACCAAGTATTAGATAGTTTAGTTACTCAACAGTTTACATCATCGCCTAATTATGCCGTCGATGGACTTAGGTCCGACCTAAACGTAACACTATCTCAATCACTTAACTTGATGAATCAGAGGTCACAATATTTTGTTGAGGCAACTGACGATACTGCACCAAGTAGAATAAGAGTTAAAGTAAAAAATCAAAATTTTTCTAATGATGGTTTATCGGGTCTAGGCGGTGATGGAGGAGGACCAGGCGGTGGGTCAGGCAATTTAAATTACTATGAAGACCAACCATTAATATTAATATTTGACGCTAGTGTTAATATTACTGCCGGTCAGTTATTAACTTTTAATGAGACTGAAAATTTAGAAGACCCTAATTTTATAATACCTCCTGATGATATATTATATACAGGAATTACCGTAACAAATGATAATATCATTACTATGGATTCTGAGTACAATGGTCAAGTAGGGATTAAATGGGTCACCGGACAAGGACAAACAATCTTTGGGCCAATATTAAATCCACAAGAAACTTATGTAATACCTGGTTGTGTTAAATACAATAGTGTTTCTACCATCGGAGTACCTTCTGGTGGTGATACTAATTTAGTCACTATCATACCCGGAAGTACTTGTACAATACCAACAACTTCAGGATATACAGAATATAATGAAAATTCTTATATAACAAAAACAATAAGTTGGATTGATTGGGAAGGTAACATTCAAACTACAGATTTAAATTTATTTAATGATAACCCTGATAGTACATATAAATTTAGAACAGGTGTAGAGTACTTCCAAGTCATTACCGCACATACTCTAAGTTATTTTATACCTTGTAACGAATATGGTGATGACCCTAATTGTGATAACATAGAGAATAATATACAAGGAGGACAATGGTGGCAATTTGCAAATAATATATTTAGAAAATTCTTAATTAATCGAGCCCAAACATACTACTGTCAATATGAAAATGGACCATGGACTGCTAAAGGTTGGGATTATTTTTTAAACAAAGAGAACTTACAAGTTGTAATATTAACTAGAGGTGTTGACCCATGGACACCAAAACAAAGGATAGAATATGACTTATCGATGTTATATGGTTATAATAGTTTTAACGTACCAAATAACGAGGCGGTAAGAGTAACAGGAAATTACTTTTTAAACATACCAATACAACCTAATAATGGTGATAATACAGATGATTGGTACGCAGATTATAAGTCACCCGCACCTCATTTTAGTGTTGACCAAATAGAAGTCGATTTAACATATGGGAATGATACTAATGAATTCGATGTAACATGGAATGATAATAGTGTTAGTGCTGGTACTGTCGGTAATGTATTTTTCCCTTCATATCTTTATACATTAGATACACCAAATTACAATTTTATACCATTTGAGAGTAAATCACTAGTCTATTATTCTTCTTTGGATAAATCATTAAATCCTAATAATGATAATATATTTACTAATGTCTTTTATTTTAATGGTGTTGGTGCACACAACCGTTATCTCGATTATGATTTCTTTGGAAATCAAGGACAAAATAGATTAGGTCAAAATTTACAAGTTAGATTAGAAGGAGGTACCTTACAAATATCTGATGTCAGTATTAGTTCTAATCAAATTAGCGGTTTAACACCTACAGAAATATTAGAAATGGATAAACCGCTAAGAGGAGAACCACAGTTTTTAACACCTGGCGGTAAAAAGACTTTAACACTTTCTATGATTTATAGTGGTTTAACTAGCTCACCGTCAACTATGATTGACGACCCAAGTAGGTTAGTAATTAGAACTGATAGATTACCGTCCTCGGATTTAGTCGAAACATTAGATGGATTGGAGGACCCGCACTATAGAATAATGAGAAGGTATATACTAAACCTAAATAACTATTTTGGTATATACAACATTAATGAAAACGGTGATTTTACAGACTCTATTAATTTATCTGATGACCCTATAACCGCTACAGATGCCACAGGAAATTTAGAAGATTTAACAGGAGATACGTCTAACCCGTTATATCAGAGTGGTGTTTTAGAAAGTTTTACTTGTGGAGGTATGGTACCATTAACATGTTATTCAGGTAATGGTGAATCATTTGCGGTGGAAGACCCTTGTGATGAATCAGGAAGAATGGTTGGTGGGTGTTATAAAATAATACAAAAACCTTATATTAGAACTATTGGTGATGATTTAAAAATAGCAAAAGAATGGAGAGTAAGATTAAGATTTATTTTCGCAGCATGTAGAGGAGTTATTGGAGAAATGTTTCAAAATAATTGGATAAACGGTACTTTATACATGCCAACATTTCAAAAGTTAAAAGTTTTATCTGGTAATGATAACGAAGTAACAGGTTACAAATATTGTGGTTCACCATTAAACAATGATGAAACCTCATATAATGGCCCCATTTATTTTAATACTGAAACTAATAGTTTTTATTATAGGTCAACACCATATGGTAACGACACTTTTTATGGACAGACCCCATCAAAAATTTATAAGGGACAAAACAAAAAAAATATCTTTTTCCCAACAACAATAATGGAACTTGGGCCAAGAGACGAATTTACCAAACAAGTTTCATTCTCGAATGAATTTGAAGGTTATATAATAGATAAAATAACCACATCTTCATATAAGGATAATTCAGATATTTTAAATTTATTTATAATTGGAAGATTGGTTAATGCATCATTTTTAGGTAGAATATTGGGTGGAATTGGTAGTGGAGATGCAAGTATTAATCAATTATTTAGTAGAGAGGAAGATGGTGGTATTTTTTATGATGCAAGAGTTGATGGTGACTACGCTCAGTTAATATCTATTAATTCTGAATTTGGTGTAATTCCGTACATTGATGGTAATTATGGTGACGATATTACAATAACAGAAGATAGATTAGGTATATGGTTTAATTCAGATACAATACAAAGAAGAATATTAACAGATGGTACCGTTACCTTTGGAGACCAACCTGATGGGGCAAGTAGTTATTTCGGTTATGCTAACACACAAGAAGTACCATATTATATGTGGGAACTTAAACCAAAATCAGAGGAAAACTCATACATAGGATTATTTGGTTCTCAATATAATACATGGTATACTGATGAAATACAATCAACAAAATATCAAGGAGACGACTTCTTTACAGGTAATGATGAAAAATATATGAAACCAAACTATGGTTATGGTTTAGGTTATATTTATAATAGAAGTGAAGACGACCCACAATTAGATGCAGTTCCTATACAAAATACAAATAGTAACAAATATAAAGTCGGTTCTCCGTTCCATTTTTATTTCGGACAAAAAAGAGGAAAAAGTGCAATTAATAAGTACATAATAAAATATATTTTTAATAATGTATTATGATTGGTAATAAAAAGGATAGTACTATTAGAATAGTAAGAGGAGAGGATAAATTTGCAGGTGCGGTAAATCAAGATTTAGGTTTAAAACTAAACCTTGAAAAAACACAAAAAAATTTAATAGAGAGTAACATTAGTGATGTTATAAATTTAGAGGAAAGGTTTGATACGGAAAGACAGAAAAGTACAAAATTTAGAATAGCAGGTAAAATAACTAATATATTTAACAACACTATTAGTGGGCAAACAAGCTACGAACCTTTTAGAAATAATTTATTTTATACAAATTCGATAGATGCTATTGGTAGTAACGCACCTTGGGGAGGATATCCACAATACGAGGAATTTTCTTTTTTAAGGACGAGTGGTATACCAGGTCACATACCATTTTCACCAAAAAGTGCAACATCCTATAATTGGATGTGTTATGTTAGTTATGCCTCTGATTCGGTCGATAATAGAACATCAATAGTTAAGTTCAATACTGATAATGGAATATTAACAAAGACATTTCAAATTAAAAAAGGTGTACCATACTACATAAAAAAAAGAAAATACAACGGTAAAAATCTAATTACTTTTTATTGCGCATTTAATCACAATTTAAATGTTGGTGATTGGATAGAAATAGAAACACCTATATCTTCAGGACGTAAAAAATTTGAGGTTTATATGTTAGGTAACGAGGCGTATGGAAATGAAGATAAGATATTTTCAATATTTGATTATGGGTTTAACTCACCCGTTTTTTCAGATTATCAGACAGGTAACTTTAAAAGAATTATCGACACAAATAATGAAGATGAAACTAGAAGTGAATATTATATCAGAAAACACAAAATACTAACTAATTTAAGAAACTGTGATATAACCAAAACTGGATTTGAAAGAAATCCCTTTCCAATAAAAAAACAATTAGAATATTCAGGTTTAACACCTAATCAAACACAAAGGGTATCAATAAAAGATGGTTCACAGACCGTTAGCATATCTTTTGATAAAGATATTAATATAGAAGGTTTGTTAGACAACACAGGTAAACCAATTACTGAATTGTTTATTACTATCGTTAATAGAGGTTATATGGGATGGTTCAACAATCCTTGGTTGGGTAGTAATACCACCGGAATACAAATAGGGTGGGATTTTAATTTTTTAAGCAACGAAATTGATGACTGGTGGAAAATTAATACTACATACAATAGAGACAACATATTAAGTTTAAGTTATACATATAACGGAGAAGAATTTTTTTATAACAAAGAATTAGAAATAGGAGACGAAATTTTAGGGAGTATTTGTGAATATAATAAGTATGAACAAACAGAAACTGTTCTATGTGATATTCATCATAAGTTTTCATTTAACCCACAAGTCTTTGATAATAGTAGTATTAACACACTACCTGATGGTTATACATATAAACCACATTACCCAATAAAAATAAGAACTGTATCAGATTATATAGAAACTGGTGACAGGGATAAAGCCGATGGTGTTCCAAACTACGCATTTTACTCTAAAAATGATGAACAGTGGAGATGGAGAGATTATTATAGTTACGGATATATAGATAGTAATGGAAATGGTACTGATATACCTTTTTTAAATGGTGCTCATTACCCATTTAAAGAAATACTATTTTTACAAACACCATTAAAGAGAAATATTAATACTAATAATAGTATTATATACTCACCATTAGAAGACGATTGTGAATAACTTTAAAATTAGATTAAGTCCGCAACAAAAATCTTTTAAGATACCTATTGAAATTAAATATGATTTATTAGGTAGGGAAGATTTAGTTAACGAGTTTGTTGAAGATACAATTGAAAAGGTCATAAATCCCATAAAGGATTTTGAATTAACTAGGTTTGGACACAAAACATGGGTTTCTGGTGATACTATACAGTCACTTATAAATCATCAGTTTTATTTTTTTAACAGAGAAATTGAGGTAGATACTACAAATAACTCAAACATCGGTAATTGGGTTAATAATTATAATTTTACAACAGTACCTGAGTTTACAGGTCAGTGCTTTACAAATAAAGAAATTTATTATTTTGCAAATTCGTTCAGAAGAAGTTTTTTCAAATTGGATTTATACGACACTCCAAACGCTGAAACTCAAAGACTATTTTTAACGATTATAATACCAACACAACAAGGAGTAACAACCGAAGTTGATATTGGAACAGAAATAACACCTTTATTTGTTGATATAAAAACACCTAATTTTAAACTCGATTATATTGGTGATAAAGAGGGTTATTTTATTTATTGGTTAAAAGACGAAGAAAGTTCTGGTATAAACGAGTTCTATCTTTCTGCTAAATTTTTTAATGCAAAAATAGGACAGTTTATACGTATGACTACAATGCCACAAGCGACCTTTCCAAAAAAGTTTAATGTAGAAAAACAAAAATATTTTTACCGTAAGGTCATATTAGATTATTCCAACTATGAATATGAAGTCAGAAATGTAATTACAAACAATAGAATAGGGACAGAAAATCCCATAAAATGGTATGAATATGTTAATCCATCATGAGTAATCAAAGTTACTATATTAAAATATCTCCTGAAAGTCTTAAATCAGACATCGTTCAAGAAACGTATAGTGGTTATACTTTTGGTGTCTATTCTGGATTGACTCAAATACTGAGTGGGGGTACAGGCGGACAAAGTCTTTTAACGGATGTTAGTATACCTATATTATTTACTGAGACATATAAAGATATGGGATTTTATTCTCCTTTTGATGGATTTATTTCTCAAAAAGATGTTGTTACAAATTTTTTAATTAGTGGTTCTCCTGAAAATATATACACCATTTATTTATACAACAGCGCCGAACAAACAAAAAGTTTTTTAAAATTGGCGAATTATGTTGTTAGTTGGGGGGATGGTTCTGCGAATATCTTTGATTCAGAAACTGAATTTTTAGAACATACATATGCAAGTACAGAACAAACATACACAATAAGTCTAATACAAAAAAATCCGTGGGGTGTTACAGAGATAAAAAAGAAAGTATCTATACCTCACAATACATTCACTGATAACAACAACATAACTTTTACTCCAAATCAGGGAAGTTTTTCTGGTGTTCAGTTAAATGCTGAAAGTATTTTTATGGGTGATGCAATAAATACTATTGATGCTCAGACATCCGATAACTTTACTACAGTACCATTTACCATTACAGGATTTACAACCTCAAGATTAGATGAATTAAAATTATACGGTCCTGTTAAATTTAATCCCGCGGTTACTGTAAAAAAATACGGACAAGATTATGGTCAGGTAAATGCGATTACCGATGAATATACTGCATATACAATTAATAATGTTCAGTATTATGATTATAATAACAAAACGACATTATTCTTTGTTGAGTCCTCAGGATTAACAGAAAATATGTTGGAAGAGGTACCAATAACAAAAGAAGAAATATTAATGGGAGTAGTTTCGTCACCAGAAATTCAATCAGGAATATTTATTGAAAGAGGGAAAGACACTGCATTTGAGGCTTTACAAAGACTCGGTGAAGTAGATAATATCGGAGACTTAACTTCTTATGGTTATGGCTTCTTTAAAATAAATAAAACGTAAAATGGCGTTAGGAACATATGGAACAATAAAACCGGCTAACATGTCTCCGGAAGATGTGGAGATTATCTTAAACTACACACCATCTAGAGACCAAACTAGTGAGTTTGAATTAAAAAAGTTAAACGCATCTGACGTACTAACACCATACTATCATAATGAAAGTACGGGAGGTAACCCTAACGTTGAAATTTTGGGTGGTTTATATAATTTAACTTTACCTACTGAAGATTTTAATAGAATAGGTATATATACTCTTTATCTAAGACCTGCAGAAATTAGAACGACAATAAATGATTGTGGAGTGTTATCTGCATTACCTAATGTAAAAGGAATAATTATAAATTTAAGTGATGTCCCATCACAATATAGAAACAAATTTATAAATCAGGGATTGGTCGGTTTTAGGGTTGAGTATCTAAATGACGATGGCTCCAAGATACAAAATTTTTATAGAATTATAACTTCATCTTTTTTCTGCGAACCCGTAGTAACTAACCTAACCAACAGTTCACAAAAGGCTATAAGATATAGATACGTTGAACAAGGTAGTGACTTAGTATTTTGTACACTTTCACCATCAAGTGCACCTTCAAATAAGCCAAACGCTACACCTTTTATAGGACAACCTAACCAAAATATAATAATTTCAAACTCATATTTTAACCCGATAAGTTTAGATATCGAAATTGCTGAACACGATGTGGATACATTGGCTATCGCTCTTTACGGTAATCAAACTAAGAGTATTGAAGATGGTATTTACACAATCTATGATAATAACAATAATATATACAGACAATACAACTTATATGAAATTCGTGATGAGTTTAACAACCTATTGTTTGAAGTTAGAGAAAGTAGAGGTGATAACATAGATTTTAGTAAAAACTTCCAAAACATCACTAACTAATGGCCGATAACAAATATAGATACCCACCGGCCCCACCTAGCGGTAGAGGAACATTTTCAGACGATTTAGTTGGTCTGCAAATTGTGGGTGCGGGAGGTTTAACTCAGGGTAACTTTGAGTTTACGACAAATGTCGTAGAAAAGGTAAACCGAAAGTTTAACTTGGGAGTCTTTTCTAATCCAATCTCATTGGAAAATCTAGAGGTTGAGTCAATACAAAAGGCAAAAGAGATAATTGCAAAAGATTTCAGAGTTTATCCAAACTATGACTTATCTCAAATTACGACTTTTAATCTATACGGTTCTTTACAAAAAAGAATGTCCGCATCTGTTACAAGAATTATTAATTTTTTCCCTGCGGCAATAGAAGTAAATTTAAGAAATTATAATCTAACTACAGGTTACACTGCGACAAATATATTATTCGATGAAGTAGAAAATGCGACAACGTTTAATGTAGATATCACCAAATTTAAAAACCCATTTGAAATTGATTATTCGGCAAATGCCGATAGAAATATTTCAGTAAGACCTATGGAGGTCTCACCACTAAGGAACTTAAAAAAGGAATTTTTAAAATATGCTTTATATGTTGACGACATAAGTACAGAATATAAATTTTTAGATTTTACCCCTACACAAACATTATCTCAGGGAGTGGTGTCTATAACTGTAGAAGGTAATCCATTTAGTGGAGAAACTAATAGTGTAAGAAATTTAGTTATTAAACCAAATACTTTTGAAACCGATGTTACGTTCAAAGAGGCGTTTGATGAGGTTGAAGATTTTTTATTAAATAGGTTAATAACTCCATTATATACCGCGAAATTTGAAATAATAAGAGAGACAAATGACGGTAAATTTTTTAAATCATATCAAAAAATTACGTGGCCTTTAGATGGGTTATGGAATATAGATATAAGAACAACTAATTTTGACGAATACTTAGAAAGTTTAAACAACTTTTCATTAGAAATAGATAGGTACAAGACAAATTTAATATCTAGATTTTTAACAACAGGTGCTTTTAAAGATTTTGATACACCTGATAAAAACGTAGAAAAAGTTTTACAATTATACGGAAGAAGTTTTGATGAGGCCAAGAAGTTTATAGAAGCATTGGCCTATATGAATTCTGTAAATTATATAGTTAAAAATGATATACCATCTGAGTTATTAAAGAACTTGGCACAGACCTTAGGGTGGGACACTAACATATCTCCAATTACCAATGAAGGGTTTTTAAGTTCAGTATTTGGTAATGGAAGTGCATCTGCATATGAAGGACAAAATAGAAGTTTAACGCCAAATGAAATTAACTTTCAATATTATAGAAATTTAATTCTAAACTCCGCTTACTTATTTAAATCGAAAGGTACAAGAAAATCTATAGAATCTTTATTAAGATTGATAGGTGCACCGAAGGCTTTAATAGAAATAAATGAAACTATTTATCTTGCAGATGGTCCAATTAATATGACCAACTTTAATGAGGAGTATAACTCAATATCTGGTGGTACAAAAATAGATATTATTCCCGTTTTGGACCCCTCGGTCGTGTTTAACGTAGAAGGGATACAATATACAGGATTTACAACACAAAGTATAAGTAATTTCGTTGATGTTGTTAGGGGAGATTATCCTGTTGATAACAAAGGTTACCCCAAGATGGTTCAACCTACTGAAGATTATTTCTTTGAAAAAGGTGGGGGATGGTATGAACAAACACCCCAACACAGAACTCCTGAAGAAATAAATGTAACCAACTCAGTTTTTACAGGACAGAACCCTGATATACAAACAGTGTTAGAACCATTAACGTATGGTCAAAAATATTTTGATAGATATGAAAATTTTCCAAATATGGATTTGGGATTTAACTTAACAAGAGTTTACGACAACAACAAAAGTTGGACCAATACTGAAACAGGGTTAAGAAGAAATGTTGGGGGTGGATATGATGCATATTATCATGTTTCTAATGAAAAGTTGGTACTTAACGCGAAAAATTTAGATTTAAATCTAAATATGGGGAGGGGTATAATTTACGACATATGGGACATGTCCAAAAAATATAATTATCCAATACCGTCGACAGGTTTAACATCACCATATCCATATGTTACCAATACAGGAGTTAATCCAAAACCAAAAGAAAAATCATTTTTTGAATTTGCTCAGACATTTTATCGAAATATGATTGATGTTAGAAACAGACAGGGTAAGAGTAATAGTATAAGAGGTGCGTATCCGACATTAAGGGCGTTGTATCAGATGTATTTAAATTCTGAAGAGGCAGTTAATATACCTTCTAATAAATACACATACCAAAAAATGATTGATTTTACAAACGGTATGGGTGACTATTGGATGAAGTTAGTTGAACAAATGATTCCCGCGACTACCATATGGACAGGTGGTCAAAAAATGGAAAACAATGTTTTACAAAGACAAAAAGTAGTTTGGAGAAGACAAAGAGGGTGTGAGTTTATTATTATACCATGTATACCTTGCACTTACACAGGTCAACTATTTGGATATGATTGTGTAAATCAATTTGTGGAATGTAATGTTAACGTAAGCTCATTTCAAGAAATATTAAATAGCTCAATTAATTATATTGTTGGATTAGATGGTTATCAATTAAGTGATTGCCAAACAAATACATTAGAAAGCCAATGGTTCGTTGATATTAGATTAGATGATGAAGTATTGGCTCAGAGATTATTTTATATAGGTTATGGAGGTACTGATACACCTACAAATAATACATGGTACCAAGGAATAGAAAGTGCTTTGCAGTATTTATATCAAAACGGTCTTTATTATACTCTAAACGGAGATACTTTAATGATTTCAAATATAGGTTGCAATAACGATTTTACCGATAAAACTCTCCAAGTAAACGTTGGGGTTTATGTAAATATTAACTGTGAATAATGGCTTTATATAATTTTACAGCATGTACTAATAGTAATAATATCGGTAATATCATTGTAAGTGCAGATACTTCGGTAATACCTCCTGCATCAGTCCCACCAATTACGATATATAATCAAAACTTTAGTGGTATGTGTTACACATGGGATGGTACTACAGCAACTGGTGCTCCTGATTTAACACTTACTTCAGCATCACAATACGACACTAGAGTATGTAGTACTGTTTGTAGAGACGATTTCAGTATAAGAATAAGTGGTTGTACAGGACAAGGTACATGGATATTGGGAAATACGTCACCATCATTAACTTATAGTGTTGGAGATTCCATACATTTATCATCATCAACATTAAACGGATGTTTTGAAGTTATTGATGATGGATATGCCACACAGAGTTATCTTTTGGATTTGGGCGATGATATTACAGGTCCTTATGTTGGTTGTAGTGGGTGTACTAGTGACTACTGTAACTATCAAGACGTGATGATTCTATTAGATGAGTCAGGTAGTATTAGTTATAGTGAATGGGAATATATGATAAGTGGAACCACTAACATTGTAAATGGATTAAAACTATCTATGGACTCAAATGCAACTCAAGTAGGTATCATGAGATGGTCTACTTGTAATCAGATTAACACTTTAGTTGGATTAACTTCAGATTACGATACGGTTTACAACGCATTAACAGGTGCCACCAAATTATATAGTGGTGGTACACAACCATCCAAAGCAATTAGTGTCGCTTATAGTGCTTTAACAGGTTCTTCTGTAACTGAGGCTGAAAAAAATATAGTTTTAATTACTGACGGAGTATTAACTGATTTTGAAGATGACCAATGTAGTATTGGTTATAGTACAACACAAATATGTAATAACATAAAGGCTGGAACATATAGTAACGGTCAAGTTATGAAAATCCTAACTGTGGGTATAGGAATTGGTGCGAATTCAGATGAATTGGCGGCACTTTCATCAGGCTCAGAGTTCTCGTTCGAAGCTAGTGATTTTGAAGTGTTTAGAGATGTTACATCATTATTAATACCTGACTTAACTTGTGAAGATACGCCAGACCCTGGTACAATAGATGTTTGGTTAGGTGTTGATTGCTGTGGAATTAATAATGATATATTGATAGGTATAAACGACCAAGTACCTATAATACCCTCAACAGATGCAGTAGTATTTAATGGAAACTGTTACTATTTTGATAGTTTAAGTGCGGGTACAATTGATTACTTAGCTTTAAGTGGTGATGTGGTTACTTGCTCATATAGCGGATGTCCTACCTGTCCAACACCGACACCTACACCAACATCATCTAATACGCCCACACCAACAGAGACACCTAACCCAACACCAACAAGTACACCATCACAAACATTAACTAATACACCGACAGAAACACCTAACCCAACACCAACAAGTACACCAACACCAACAGGTTCCCAATCATGTTATGTCGGAACTACCAATGGTGTATTTCAATATGTTGATTGTTGTGGTGTTGTTAGGAATGGAAATAATGTTGGACAAACTATATGTGTTAATCCTCTGTATAGTTATAGTGGGATTTTATTATCAACTACGGAATGTAGTACCGAATGTAACCAAGGAGATTTATTATATTCTTTTATTGTTAGTGGAACTTGTCTGAATAGTAATGGTGGGAGAATAAATATTTTCCCATCTGGAGGAGTTAAACCATATACTATACAAAACAATAATCCAGGTACCCTACCAACACTAACAACATATGATTCTTTTATATATACAGGATTAACTGCAGGTACTTACACATTTACTATTAATGATAGTAGTGGTGGAGTAAATCAAACTATCAACGTAAATATTAATCTTGAAGGTTGTTTAAGTTTAAGTGCATCAACAACTAATGGTACTTGTGGTAATAATAATGGTTCACTTAGAATTACTGGTGACTCTTATTCTTTCCCTTATAATTACAAAATTTATAGAAACTCAGGTTTAATTAGTAGTGGTCTTACGTCGAGTAATCCAATTACTATAAATAACTTAAATAGTGGTAATTATTATGCGGTTGTTACTGATTATGGAGGCTCTAGTGCGCAAACAGAGACTTATACTATTACAAGTGGCACTGCGGTTAATTTTGGATTTACGGTAACAGGAAGCTCTGTATGTAATAATAATGTTGGTGCCGCCACATTAACAGGTATTACAGGTGTCCCACCTTTTACTTATTTATGGAATGACGGACAGACAGGTACAACAGCCACAGGTTTAACATATGGGATTAAAAGTGTTATTGTTACAGATTCTAATGGATGTAGTACAACAAAACAAGTTAATATACCTCAAATAGAATCCTTAGGTGTAGCAAGTTTAACAACAACACAGGCGAGTTGTTTTAATGAAAATGGCACTGCAACTGTTACAATAACAGGAGGAACGTCACCATTTTTATATTCCGCAGATACAGGATACGTCTCAAGTTATATAACAAATAGAACTTTTACATTTACAGGTCTTACTGGTAATCACACGATTAGAATTTTAGATTCTAATTTTTGTGATATAGAAAGTTCATTTAATGTTTCTTCTACTGCTGGATTTAATTCGGTTAGTGTAACTACTGTAGATTCTGCATGTGGAGAGGATGGTAGTATTAATATATCAGTACAAGGGATAGTTACACAACAAACATATTCTATAACAGGAAGTACAGGAAACACTCAAACATTTACGACTACACAACAAAATCACACTTTTATTAATTTACCTACAGATACTTACACGGTTGGTGTTAGTAGTGGTAGTGGTTGTGATTATGTTACGACAGCAACTATTAATAATGTTAATAAATTTTTTGTTGAAACACAAACTACAGGTACTACATGTGGAGGTGTAAACGGAATTGTAAATGTTAATGTTACGTCAGGCTCAACACGGTTACAATTACCTTTAGATTACATAATAAGAAGAGTCGATACCAATCAAGTAGTTAGTCAAAATATTGATTCACCTTTATCTACAGAAACTGTTAATAATTTAGCATCTGGTACTTACAAATTAGAAGTAACAGACTTTAATAGTTGTACAATTACTAAATATTTCACAATTAATAGTAGTTTAGGTATTAATGCTTCAGTACAAAAAACTGATTGTTTAATTAGTCCTAATACTGGTAATGCCACTTTAAATATATATGGAGGTGCACCACCATTTACTATAACATGGTCAGATAATGTAAATGGACAAGAAGGTTATACAGTAAATAATCTTTCAGGAGGAACATACACTGCGAGTGTTACAGACACTAACGGATGTTCCACTTCAGTAAGGTTTGATATTATATGTAATAATCGTAGGTCAGTCGGTTATAATTTATACAATGTTTGTGAACAAGACATGATAACTACAGTAGGAAATAAAAGAAGTTTTTACTCTATGTTAAATGAGGCTTTTTTAGATACTTCTAATGGAAATTTAAATTGTGTTTTAGATACTGCAATATTTACATTAAATTTCACATTAACATCGTCAACTGTATCATATAGTTTTTCTGAAGATTTTTATACTGGAACTACATTAACTGATGTACCTAGTGATAATTTGTGGGTAACAACTTTAGATAACATCCTTTCACAAATAACAGAATTAAAATCTTATACTATCGATTTATTAAATAACAAATACATTTTAGTATCAGATTGTGTTGGAGATGAAGACCCTCTTAAAGGTGCTTACGTTAAATTAGAATTATTTATAAATATGGATATTGATTGTGTTACTAATCGTAGTCTTTTAAATTGTTCTCTTGACTTGGAGGCATTCTTATCTAGTTAAATTATTATGGTAAAAATATTTTTAGAAACTAAAACATAAATGTATTTATTAAGAAAAATAGTATGGCGAATAGAACAATAACGCTATCAGGTATATCAATAGGTGATGATATTTCGGTAGTTAGTATATATAGTGAAACTGTTAATCCGAGCAATTTAATAGCTTCAGGCGTCACAAAGGCTGAACTTTATTCGGGTTACTCTTTTACTGCAGATAGTTCTATCAACACATTTAAAATTGTAAGTGATGAACCCTGCGATGTTACTACTACAGTGGTTATAGAAGTAACTTTAACACCAACACCGACTCAAACCAACACACCAACCGCAACACCTACAGAAACTATCTCGTTTAGTCAAACACCAACACCGACTCAAACGGTAACTAGTACTCCAACTCAGACAGTCACTAGTACACAAACACCAACACAAACCGCAGAAGAAACACCAACTCCAACTCCGACACAAACTGTTACGTCAACACAAACACCGACTCAAACAGTTACCTCTACACCAACACAAACAGTTACTTCAACTCAGACACCAACACAAACAGTTACATCAACTCAAACACAAACTGTTACTTCAACTCAAACACCGACTCAAACTGCAGAAGAAACACCAACTCCAACTCCAACTCAGACGGTCACTAGTACACAAACACCAACACAAACAGTTACCTCTACACCAACACAAACAGTTACTTCAACTCAAACACCGACTCAAACGGTAACTAGTACACCGACTCAAACTGTAACATCAACTCAAACACCGACTCAAACTGCAGAAGAAACACCAACTCCAACTCCGACACAAACTGTTACGTCAACACAAACACCGACTCAA